TCGGCTATATGTTTCTCGTATTGGTCAAAAACTTCTTTTTGATTTTCTTGCATTACATAATAGGATTTTCGGTAAATATTTTCAATCTCACCTTGCACCTCTGCTACGTACCTTTTTTGCAGGCTTAAAAATCTCGTCTGTCGCTCGTTCGCTTGCAAGTTTAAGGTCGTCTGTTGCTCGTTCATCACTTTTAACTGGTTTTCTGTAACGGTCATAAAATCCGTCAAGGCTTGGCATATTTCGTTCAGCGTTGCGAACATCAGCGACAACTGGTATTTGTCCTCCGCCTCTTGCAGTTTTTCCGATTTCATAGACATTATCTGCCCCCATAATCGGCTCATTTTCTGTTGTTGAATTGTTAGGTTTGGCGGTTCGGGCAGGGGTTGAATTTGCGTAGATGTTACTATAATTTCCTCGCCCGCTCTCGGTAGTTCTTTCGGTATCTCTCTCGGCGGTTTTCTTTGAATACTCATGTTTAATTCCTTTCACGGTGAATAGTTCACCTAATTTACTACCTCGTACAGATACAAGGTTATTATTTTTATCCCGACAAACGGATTATTTACCGACCGACAAGAAGTCATTATACTGCCATTTCTTCTGTGGTCGAGAACAAATTCGGTCTTAATGTTCATGGCGTTATTTTCGATGAGTTGCTCGGTCAGACCAATCGGGGCTTAGCCGACTCCGATGACATCGCCGCATTTGTTCTCATATTTCCTCCGACTGATGATGACCCGAATTATTATGTGATTCCCCACTTTTGGATTCCCGAGGCGGGTATGCATCGCCGAGTGAAAATCCACCATGTTCCATATGACCGTTGGGTAAAAGAGGGTCATTTGAACGCAACTGCGGGTGAGATTATTTACTATGATTTTATCGAGCAAGAAATCAATAAACTCGGTGAAATCTATAACATTCGGCAAATCGGGTACGATGCTTGGGGTGCAACACAGATGGTGCAGAATCTCGAAAAGATGAGTTTCGAGATGATTAAAATTCGGCAGGGATATTTTTCATTAAGCCGCCCGAGTAAAGAATTTTACAGGCTCATTCTTGATAGAAAAGAGTCGCTGATTAAAAAGCACTTGAGCTGAATCAAGAACAGGAACTTCCCATTGAAATCGGCGAATTTGAAGTTTCATTCCCGTGGTTTAATGCGGACACTCCCGCCGAAAACATCACAGCGTATATGCTGATTGAGTCGGTGATTGCCGATTATGTTAATGCTGAATCACCCGAAACAGAATCTGCGGAATAAACGGACAATCATTCGCATAGTATTTTATAACCGAGCCGTCTTTAGCGAGGCGGGTCAAGCGGCTTGAGCAATGTATGGATTTGGCACTGCTCTCCCCCGCCGAACGCAAAACATATTCGATTCGTTTTAATCTTGATGCCATGCTCCGTGGCGATTACAAAACTCGCATGGAGGGCTACAAAATCGGAAGACAGAACGGATGGCTTTCTGCAAATGATATTCGTGATTTAGAGCATATGAATCCCATTCCCGCCGAGGATGGCGGTGATAAATATTTTGTCAACGCTAATATGGTTGAATTAAAACAGGCGGGATTTTTTACGGAAAAGAAAGGTGAAAATTAATATGGATTTGACTAAATTAAGAGAAAAACGCATGGACAAATGGGAATCTGCGAAAGCATTTCTTGATTCCAAGCAAGACGAAAACGGTATGCTTTCTGCCGAAAACGTGAAAATTTTCGAGAAAATGGAGGCGGAAATCATCAATATGGGTGAGCAGATTAGTCGGCTTGAACGCTGTAATGAAATGGAAAAACAACTCGGAATGCCGACTTCAAAACCGCTTGTCAGCAATATCGGAACACAAATTACTAATCGCAACACCTCACAATATAGCACCGACTTTTGGAACTTGCTCCGTGGCGGCGGGATTACCAATGCTCTGTCAATTGGCACGGACACATCGGGCGGGTATCTCGTCCCCGAGGAGTTTATGAACGAGTTAATTCAAGCGTTGGAAGAACAGAATATCTTCCGCAAAATTGCTCGCATTGTTACCACGAATTCCGAAAAGCTGAAAGTGCCGATTGCAGCCGCCTCGGGAACAGCCTCATGGATTGAGGAAAATGAAGAGATTCCCGAAAGTGATTCTGTATTCGGACAAATCATTTTGAACGCATACAAACTCGCTACGATGATGAGAACATCGACCGAATTAGTCGAGGATTCCGCTTTCAATATTCAAGCCTACATTGCACAGGAATTCGCTCGACGAATCGGGGCAAGAGAAGAAGAGGCTTTCTGTATTGGCGATGGTGATGGTAAGCCGACTGGTATTTTCACAGAAAACGGCGGCGGTTCGATTGGTGTAACTGCGGCGAGTGAAACTGATATTACTTTCGATGATATAATTGATTTGTTCTACAGTCTAAAACCGCCATATAGAATTAAAGCAGTTTTTCTCACAAACGACACTGCTATGAAACAACTACGCAAGGTCAAGGACAGTAACGGTCAGTATATTTGGACTCCGTCTGTGGTTGCGGGGACTCCCGATATGCTCCTCGGCAGACCTGTTTACACTTCGCCGTATGTTCCCGAAATAAAAGCGGGCAGTCTTCCTTTGGCTTTCGGCGATTTCAACTATTACTGGATTGCCGACCGCCGTGATATTCGGTTTAAAGTGTTGAATGAATTATTCGCTCAACGTGACCAGATTGGGTTTCACGCAACCGAGCGTGTTGACGGGAAATTGATTCTTCCCGAGGCGGTGAAGTTGTTGCAGATGGGTGAAGAACCGTGATTTAATTATATCACAGAAATGATGATAATACAATAGCCTCGATGAATTTTATCGGGGCTATACATACAAACGGGGGTGGTCTTATGAATGAGAATTCTAAAACACCTGACGTTGAAATTAAGGAATGTGTAGTAATTGTATATGGTAAAGAATATAAAGTTGTTAATGTTTTTGAAGGGACGCAAACTGCCAGTAAATTGCTTTACGATATGGCAGTTAAGCGTGTTCTCAACGAGCCATTTCCTGCAATGGAAAATATTAAAAGAGGGCAAGTTTAGCTTGCCTTTTTCCCGATTCTATGGTATAATGGGGGTAGCTTAATTGTCGTTGTTGCTCTCATGAAAGGGGTTGTAAATATGAGAGTACAACAAGACTACAACGTGGGAATCTACTGTCGTTTATCGGTAGATGACGGCACAAATAACGAGTCGATGAGCATCGGAAATCAACGCTCCATGCTCAGCGAATACGTGAATAAACAGGGTTGGAGTATCGAGAAAATTTACGTTGATGATGGATACTCTGGGACAAGTTTTGAGCGACCGAATTTTAAGCAGATGATTGACGATGTCGAGCGTGGTGTTATAAATCTGATTATCTGTAAAGACCTTTCGAGACTCGGTCGAAACTACATTCTTTGCGGTCAGTATACCGAGATTTACTTTCCGAGCAAGAATGTGCGTTTCATTGCTCTCAATGACGGCATTGATTCACTGCACTCAAACAACGACATAGCACCGTTCAAAAATATTCTGAATGATATGTATGCGAAGGATATTTCGGTGAAAATCAAATCCTCACTTCATGCGAAAGCACGAAAAGGTGAGTTTCTCGGTCCGAAACCACCTTATGGATTTTTACGTAATCCCGACAACAAGAATCACTTAATTGTGAACCACGAAGTTGTACCTAATATTCTGCGAATGTTTGAGTTGGTGATTAGTGGAGTCGGTTTGGCTCGAATCGCCAAAATCCTCAACGAGGAAGGTATATATTCCCCAACAGACTACACCGACTCAAAAAATCACAATCCCGCAGACGGCGAGTTTCAGCCACGTTATAAATGGAGTATGTTCACCGTTCGTTGCGTTGTTGAAAATCAGATGTATCTTGGGCATATGGTACAGTGTCGCAAACGCTCCCAATCTTATCGCACACATAAAATCGTCAGAAATGATAAAGAGGATTGGGTAATCGTGGAAAACACGCACGAGGCGATTATAGGCAAGGATTTGTACGACACGGCACAAAAAGTTATCAAAGCAAGAACGCCTATAATCCAAAAGAAGGAAGAGCCGAATTTATTCTCGGGGTTATTCTTCTGCGAGTGCGGTTGTCGTATGACCCACCATGCCCGTACTGCGACATCGAACAACGACTACTTTGCTTGCGGAAAGTATTACAGACAGGGTGGCGGTTTGAAGGCTTGCACCTCACACTACATTCATTACGACAGAATTTACGAAATTGTGCTGAAGATGATTCAGAATTTCGTCAACCGTTTAGAAAATGACGAGCAATCGGCGATTCGGGAGATTACCGAAAAACTGTGCGTTGACGAGGGAAAACGATTCTCAACTGTGTCGAAAGAGTTAGAGAAACAGAAAAAACGGCAATCAGAAATCGACTACCGAATCAAGAGGGTTTATGAGGACAACGTGTCTGGCAAACTCTCGGACGAGTTATTCCGCACATTTCAACAGGATTATGAAATTGAGAAGTCGACTCTGCGGGATTCAATTAAAACGCTTGAGTCAACCTTGCGGGAGCTTGAGGAAAACCGCACCGATGTATCGCAGTTTATAAAACTGTTGAAACAGTTTGCAGGGCTTGATGAACTAACACGACCAGCATTAATGGCTTTGATTAACCGCATTATTATCTCGGAAACCAAGGAGTCAAGCGGTAAAAGAGCCGATAATCGGGAGCAGACGATTCAGATTAATTACAAGTTTGTGGGCATTCTATAAAAGTTTATCCCCTCGTAGAGTGCCCTCGTCTGCATAAATATTAAATATATCCCATTCTTTCAGTAACGCATATGCTTTTAGTTTGTCTGTCTGCCCTCGGACTGAAAACCCCTCTTGTGCCTGTTCCTCTGAAGATGCCCCTTATGGATATAAGGCGTAAAGCCTGATTATAAGCGTTTTTTCGACAAGCACAGCTTAACCAAACCGACTCTCTTTTGGAACGGCGGTTCGTAATCTCTGCCTATACAAGTATAATCAATCAATTTTCCTGTGCAACGACACGACTGTCAAAACGCTCCGTCAATTGAAAGACAATTCGGGTCAATATTTATGGCAAGCCTCGTTGGTGGCGGGAACTCCGAGTACGCTTTTGGGGCATCCCGTTTATGTTTCACGATTCATGCCCGAAATTGCGGAAGGTGAGAAGGTTCTTGCATTCGGTGATTTTTCCTACTACTGGATTGCTGACCGCAAAGGTCGCACATTTAAGCGTTTAGATGAATTATTCCAAACCACCGACCAAATCGGATTCAAAGCGACTCAGCGTGTGGACGGAAAATTAATCCTCCCCGAGGCTGTCAAAGTGCTTAAAATGGGAACAACTTAATGAATGAACTTCTCGAAAAAGTCAAGCAAAATCTCATTCTTGAACACGACCAAGACGATGATTTGTTGAGACATTTTATTTCTGCGGCGGTCGCTTATGCAGAGCGTTATCAGCATAAGAAAAGCGGGAGTTTGTTGAAAAGCAAAAGCAAGATTCCCGCAACGACCGAGCAAGCAATAATTATGATGGCGAGTCATTTTTATGAGAGTCGGGACGGCGGTACTGGTGGATTTTTCGCCGATAGTGTCGGTGCGGCACAACAAGTGCGGAGTGTGGTTGATTCTCTTTTGATGCTTGATGTCAGTTGGAGGTTTTGATTTCTAAAATAGAGTATAACATATAATTTCAAACATTACAATAGCCTTAATAATATTATTTTCTGAGGCTATTTTTGCGATTGAATTTATATCCATTTAACCCATTAGATTCAACCCGCCAAAACCGCTTATTTGCTTGACTTTTCGGGCTTTTAGAGGTATAATTAAAGGGCGATTATAAGCGGTCTTTAGCGGATTTTCAACGGTTTGCGAATGAGAATAACTCCCGCAACATATACTGTACAAGTATATATAATGGGGGACTTTATATGCCAGATTCTGCAACGGTTAAATCGCAGACGTTTGAAATGAAAATCGGCAAAACCACATTCATTGTTACCGAGGAAATTTCTCCAAACGCACGAGAAACAGTGAACGAGAAGTTATATAAAATTATGAGTAGAAATATCAATAATTATAACGATGGGAGCATCCAAAATGGCTGACAAAATTACTGCTTTATATTGCAGATTATCAGTCGATGACAAGGTTGAGGGCGAGTCTAACAGTATCACCAATCAGAAAAATATTCTTTCTAAATATGCCTCCGAGCATGGATTTAGAAACACAAAATTTTTTGTCGATGACGGAACATCGGGAACGGTTTTTAATCGCCCCGGTCTGAACGCAATGCTTGATGAGGTGAACTCGGGCAGAGTCGGAGTTGTGATTATCAAAGACCAATCTCGAATTGGAAGAGATGTTCTCGAAGTCGGGTTGTTGAAACGTCAATTTGAACAGCATGGTGTACGGTTTATCGCCGCCGCAGACGGTTTCGACAGCGACAAGGGATTCGATATGATGTCCACTTTCAGAGACGTTTTTAACGAATGGTTTGTTGCCGACACGAGCAAGAAACTACGTGCCGTATTTGCCGCAAAAGCAAAAAACGGCAAACACGCAAGCTCCCAATCTCCTTATGGTTATATGGGTTCAGAAGAGGATAAATTTGTCTGGGCGGTTGACGAACCCGCCGCAGAAATCGTCCGTGAAATCTTCAAAATGTTCATCAGCGGTACAAGCACTTACGGCATTGTAATGGAACTTCGGAGGCGAAAAGTTAAAATTCCTCTTGCACATAAAGCCGAGCGAGATGGCGTTCCTTGCAGGCGTGATTTAATCTACGAGGATTATAATTGGAACAATAAAAAAATATCGGCGATTCTTTCTAATTTGGAATATACAGGCACTGCGGTCATCGGCAAGGTCACCACCAAATCGTACAAAGACCACACGAATATTTACAAACCCGAGGATGAATGGGTTACTCACGAAAATGCTCACCCTGCAATAATCGACCGTGAAACCTTTGATATTGCACAGCGACTGTTGAAAGGGCGGCAAAGGAAAACGAAAAATGGAGATATGGGAATTTTGAATGGAATGATGTATTGTCAAGATTGCGGAGCGAGATTACATATAAAACGACAGCATTATAAAAGAAAAGATGGCACGGTGAATGTGCATAATTACTACGTTTGCCGATATTCAAGGGGTTGCACCGACCATCCAGTTTGTACCGCACACACAGTTTCGGGAAAAGAAATTGAGTCGTTGGCTCTCGCACGAATTAAGCGGATTATCGCATTGATTGAGAAAGATGAAGAGCAATTTGTTTCCGAATTAAAGGCACGTTTCGGCACTGACAATGCAGAAACCGTCAAGCGTGTGCAGGGGGAACTTGCGAAGGCAAAAAGCAGAATCGCCGCCCTCGACCGTATAATCAGCAAAACTTACGAGGATAACACCGAGGGAAAAATCAGCGATGAGCGTTTCGCCGCCCTGCTTTGCGGATATGAAACAGAGCAAAATGGTTTGAGGGGAACGGTCGCCGAGTTGGAAACGCTGATTACTCAATCGCAAGAGCAGTCGGACGGAATTGACAGGTTTGTAAAAATAGCACGTACACATATTAACCTTGAGGAATTGACCACGGAAATCGCACGAGAGTTTATCGAGAAAATTATTGTCGGCGATGTAAATTATATTCAAGGTACGCATAAAAAACGGCAAGAGATTCATTTTCGGTATTGCTACGTTGGGGAGCTGCCCGATTTAATCGGGGTAACAGCGGCGGGGGAAGAGGCGAAAAAATAAGCGAAACTGCGGGGATTATCCCAAGTTTCGCTTTTTTATTGCGTATTTTTTATGCCCATAAGCGGTTTGTATGTCTGTCGAAACAGTAAACCCATAAATAAACCAAGTAAGGCGGTAAACCCTGATAAACACAGGGCTTGTCCGCTTTTAATTTTGTCTTAAATTTTCATAATTTGTCCTAAAAATTCATAATCATTGTACTATCAGTAAAAGGGGGTAAGGGTAGTATGGAGCAAAAAAGCGAAATCGTGCTTTCTGAAAAAATACAAAAAGATATGATGAAATTCTTTTTAAAAACATCAATACCAAGAAAAGCTAAACAAGAACGAGGTAAAAAATCCCTGTCCGAAAATAATGTGCAGGGGGAAAAATGAGAATAGCGGCATATATTCGTTTCGCTACAAACGAGCAAGTAAAAGAGGAATATTCGATTATATCACAAATATATAAGATTAAAAGTTGCATAAAAGAAATAGAATTTTACAAAGCATACACTTATGAGGGTATGAGCGTAAAAAACATTGAAGAATGGGGGAAGAATGAAAACAGCGGTATATGTTCGTGTCAGTACAGACGAGCAAGCAAAAGAGGGTTACTCTATCAGAGCCCAAATAGACAAGCTCAAAAATTACATATTATTAAAAGAATGGGAATTTTACAAAGTATATGCGGACGAGGGAATAAGCGGGAAAAATATAAAAGACAGACCTGCCATAAATGAATTAATAGAGGATATTAAAAAGGGTATTGTCAATAATGTATTAGTCTATAAAATTGACAGACTAACAAGGAACACTAAAAACTTAATCGAACTTTCAGAGATATTCAAAGAATATAATTGTGGGTTCAATTCTTTAATGGAAAGTATAGACACGTCAACCGCAAGTGGGCGAATGTTTCTAAAAATAATAGGGATTTTTGCCGAATTTGAACGAGAAAACATAATTGAGCGAATTACCCTTGCTTGTGAAAAGAAAGTAAAAGAGGGTTATACCCTTGCTAATTTTGTTCAGTCATACGGCTATGAGCGAGCAATCGGCGAAAAAATTCAAACAATCAACCAAACCGAGGCAAAAATCGTCAAAGAAATATTTGCAATGTTTACGGACGGCAATATGTCTTGTAATGGTATTGCAAAAAATCTAAACGGACGAGGTATAAAGCCAAAATTAGGTGGTTCATGGGGGAATGTAAGCGTTAGGGCAGTCCTCGTAAATTCTAATTATATTGGTAAAGTTAGGTATGGCTTAGATGATAAAAATAAATATTTTGAAGCTGACGGACACCACGAGCGAATTATTGATGATGAGTTATTTTACCTTGCTCAAAGTAAAATCGGCAAAATCAAAAGAAAGTCATTCACTAAAAGACCGAAAGAAAATCATTATTTTAGTGGTACGGTTTATTGTGGTTTATGTGGCTCAAAACTCCGAACGCATGGAGATTATAAAACAAATAAAGAGGGTGTTAGCTACGTCAACGGTTATTATAAATGTCCGAATACTGAAAGAGGTTTATGTACAAACGCTACTTTTAGTCAAATAAAACTTGATAACTCATTTCAAGATTATATTGCAGATATTAATATAAATATGGCTGATGATGATACTATGTCCCTTGAAAAGAGTAAACAAGAAAGTATCAATGCTCTAATTCGTGAAGAATACGAAAACGCTATTGTAAAAATTGATAAAAAAGAAAAAGATGTTATGAAACTTTATATAAACGAGCGAATAACATTCGAGCAATACGAAAAAATGTTGCAATTGCTTTCGACTGAAAAAAACGGTTACATCGAGCAATTAAACAATATGCCGACCGAGCCAAGCGAGGACATACTACTTTCAAGAGCGGATATAATAACAAATTTCCGTGAAAACTGGAATTTACTAACTAAAAGTGAAAAGTTAGAATTTCTACAAAACTATATTGAAAAAATAACTGCTGTGTCGAAAAAAGACGAGGGGTATAAAGTCAAGGTCTTAAAAGTAAATTTCTTTGATGAGTAAAGCAACAACTTAAAAATCGCTTTTTTGGAAATAAGCACAAGCCCTATGGCATCTTACCGAGAACCTTGCCTTGAACGGCACTGTTACGCTTAACTGCACGAATTTTCTTTGATGTGTCGGCGGCGAAGAAATCATTCATAAGGTCGCGGACGGTCGACATCATTTCGTCATAACCGTTGACCGCCGTGTCGTAATTATCGGTGACCGTTATGTATCGAACGCCGTAATCTTCGCACATTTGTTTAAACCCCAACACTCCGAATAAATGACGACCCAAGCGCGACTGGTCTTTTGCTATAAGAGTGCTGACCACGCCGTTTTCGATATCGGTTCTTAATTGATTCAAAGCGGGTCTTTTTATAAAGTCAACGCCTGTGTAGCCATCATCTACATAAAACTTGGTGTTTGTAAAACCACGCTCAGCGGCGAATCGCGTGAGTATATGCCGTTGGTTTTCAATTGACATAGATTCGCCGTCACGACTGTCTTCGTGAGAAAGACGGCAATATAAGGCAGTTGTTTTGCTCATATTTGGCAGCTCCTTTCGCTTTATTGTCACCATGATACCTCTAATGCACCGACATAGCAAGTTCTAAATAATGGGAGTCTTTTGTGGTTCATTTTTCATTAGAATGCGGTCAGAAACAAGCCTCACAAGTATATCTTCGAGTTTTTCAGTCGAGCGTTCGCTATAATAACTCGTCACGGTATATTTGCAACCATTGTTTTCGTATTCGCTGTGGTGAGCGATTTTTTGTTCCATATACGACCACCTCCTACAAGTGTCCACGGGAGTGGGGGTAAAACGAACATAAAAAAGCAAGCCGAGTGAAAATAATTCACTCGGCTTGGGGGATTTTGTTAAAATTAAGTAGATAGTCGCGATTTTTCTGCATAGTAAATTCCAGCCATCGCCCTTTTTAAAGGCGATGGCTGGAATTTGCTTGATTTTATTTGTTGCACGTTGTCTTGTAATTTAAAAAAATTATCATGTTACTCAATATTCGAACTTAAATAATTCCCTAAATCTGAAAAATTATCTATTGTAGTGAAGGGGCTATCTTTATCCTTTTTAGAAATAAAATGCACTACATTAAATTTCATGTCAGCCGCTCTTTGGAGATGTTTTAAAGTGTCATCGATGACGAGTGTCCCTTCTATGCCGTGATTTTTAGCTAATAATTTATAAGACGAGCCGTCTTTTTTACTGCCATCTTTAGTGTCGCCGCAAATCAATTCATCGAAATATTTATAAATGGCGTTTTCATTTAATATAATTTTTGACCATTTTGTCGGTAAATCGCTAACTAACACAAATTTGACACTCTCTTTGTATTTTTCAAAAAAAGTTTTGCAATCATTGTTGAAATCAAGGCTTGACAAGAAATTATACTCATATGTCTCCCAATTTTCAATAGCTAACTCTGCCCAAAATTCCTCAATAGTCAACTGTCCAGAGCTAATACCGTTATCATAATTGTCTTTCATTTTTTCTTTAGAAATAGGATTGTTTTCCACCATGTTGTATAAACGATTGCTAATAATCCTTGTTTCGTTTATTATCACACCTATCATGTCTATAGCTATTACTTTAATTTTCAAAACCATACCCCCTTGTTAATGAATTTTCAGATTAGCAACTTCTATATACTCATTTTCTATCTTTCCCATTTTGAATTCATCGCACCACAATATATGAGCATTATCCCTATACTCGAAATTCACATTAAAAGGGTCTTTTGCGGAAGTTACAATTTCATTTCCAATTTTATCTTCAATATAAATAAGTCCGCTATGTGTGCTTATTTTACGCCCTTCTTTATTCTGCTTCTTAATTTTATATCCACAACCATGGGGGGCACAGTAAAAAGAAATATCTCCTATTTTTATAGGTTTTTCAACACTCACATAAGGTAATGGTTTATCCTCTTTTAACATAATCGGACACTTAAAAGGCTCATTGGAAGCATAAGCACCTAATAAAATCGTATTAATATTAAAGAACCCTTGATGCACTTCGCTAAATTTAGTTTTGCTATTTGGGAAGAGCGTACTCATTATAATTTCTCTTTTATCTCTTGATAGTTTTTCTAATTTTGTATAGTTATCATAATACTCTAAGGCATCATCACCGATAAGATATTTTAACTCATCATCGTTATAATGGTGAGTTTGTAATTTTCCCGCCCAAGATTTACATTCGTCAATACTTAAACCACTTAATTCACCATATCCCTTTTTTACAAAGTTAAAGGAACAATGTAGTAAAGCGTAGTGAACTCCAGTATTAGGTTCTTTATATATTGCTAAGAAATGATTCATTCTACTAAGGTCTTCGGTATTTACATCAGCAATGTTCTTAATTGCTTTTCTATAGAATTTTTCAAATTCATGTTTTTTATAATTAAATTCGCCTATTTTAGAAATAATTATGCCACAGCAATTAGGTCGAAATCCAACAGGGATAAAAGGAACTTGGCTATCTAAGTGTAATATATATCCATTAGAAAAGCCTGCATTCCATCTATTGTTATTTCTGGTATAGGTATAATCGGGTAGAGTAATTAACCTCGAATTATTACCTAACGCATCTTTTTCATCAAGACACGATAAAATCATCGAAAAGCCTCTTAAAGCATTCGTATGAGCAACTTTTGATGTGGGGTCTTCGGTTGAGCGAATAATTGTAGAAGTGTTAGCCATTGTTTCAAAATTCATACTATCCTCCCCTCCGATTATTGTTAACTTCCTCTAAGAATTTATAAATTTCACTTATTGTTTTTTCAAGCTCGGCACTATTATCTATATTTCTGAAATATTTCGAAGCAACATCTTTGGTAGCAATAATTTCTTCAACCGCCTTTTTTTGTGTTGAATTTATTTCCCATTGCCTTGAATAACGTTCTTCACGGTCAGACTGATTCACTTCATCGACCGTATTGCGGTCGTTTTCCCAGCCTCTAAATCGCTCCTTGTGTTTATTTTCATCATTCAATATAACATTAATAAACACACAACTATCTCTAAAAAGTTCTGTAAACTTTTCAAAGCATAGTTTGGGGCTAATATCAACACCTTCAATGATAAAATAATTATATTTTTTAAATTTTATCAATCTATTTTTTACACCTATGAAAGAATCAAGCATTTTTTCTCTTCGTTCCTCAAATTCAGAAGGTGTTAATTTTGAAGTGTTTGACTCACCTAAATCGTCTGAAAATCCCATTGCACTTCTTATAACGTCCATTCCAAGCACGGTGGTAAAATTATATTCTTTATTCAATTTATCAGATATAGTAGTTTTACCTACTGCTTGGGCTCCAGAAACAAACACAAATAACTGGTCAGATGGCAAAGACATACGTCCTTTTTCCCAACCTGTTATTTTATATCCGAATTTTTCACAAGTTTTTGCTCCTTCTGTTGTTAAAAATTTATTTATGCCAATACGTAAAGTTCCAATATCATCCCAACTGTAGTGTGGTAAGTTATTTCTATCTTGCAACACCCTGCTTATAAACTTTTTTAGTTTATCGTCTCTATTATCTTTGTTTTTCTTGTTTTCAAATAAAATCACAGGCTTGTTTACATCAAGGGCATGATTATATTCTAATTCCGTAATACTTTTTTCAGTTTCATTGTAGAGATTGTCATATTTTTCATCCGTTATCAGCAAAACGATATCGCTTTCATTAATTTCGTTTTTAGATTTTTCCAATGAAGGTTCTTCAATCGATTCTATGCCAAGTGGAATGTTTCCAGTTTCTAAAATAGTTGTTGTGATATTAAACTTATCATCGGAGGATTTGCCCTCAAAGTTTCCTGCGACAAACACTTGTAACTTCTTTTTTGCCATAATTTTTAGTTTTTCCTCATTTCGTAATTTTTATATTTTATTTTAACAGTGGAGTAAAGTTTCATCATCAACATCTTCTGTTTCAGAAATAACTTTATTTTCAAAGTTGGTTTCGTTATTCCCCACTTCTTGTAAATCGTTATGTTGTTCTATCAGAAATGTAGTTTCGGTACGAAACCCTAATTGTATTTGTTCGTTTGATATTTCATACTCGTTATCATTTACCTTTCCTTTTGACGTAGATGTAACTAATTCAAGAACGTTATCTGCTAATGGTTTAATTGCTTTACGAACGATTTCCGATTCTATATTAAACTCATCCCGTCCTTTAAGCTCATCATAGATAAGCAAAACATCTTGTATTTGCTCACCTAAGTCCCCAAGCGGTGTTTTGGGAGGCGTATTACGAATAAATTCAATAATTTTATTAAATAATTTTTTCAAAAAATCAATGATTTTTATATCACCCAAAATCTTCGCAAATAACGAACCAGATTCAATTTTAATGATTTCTAAAGATTAAAAACTTACTTCTCCATACATCATTTCACCAGTAATATGGTAAATTTCTCTAATGCTCATTAGATATCGGATAAACTCATCAAATGTAAATTTTCGTTCGAGTAATTGTATTTCTATAGTAGATAAATGGGGTGGAATATCACCTTCATTTAATTGAAAATTAAACATTTTCAAAACATTGATATAATTATTCTTGAATGCTGTATATTGATTTACAAAAGCATGGAGTTTCTGAGTTAATACAACATACTCCGACCTTTCATCAGAGCGAAGCAAGCAGTCGTATAACTCGGACAACATTTTATCAGTTTCTATAAGTAGAGTTTCGGCATCAAGGTCAGAGATGCCTCTGTTGAATCTGTATTCAGTTATCTCTTTTTTATATTCGCTAAAGCCTTCGGTAATTTGTCTCAATTTAATATTTTTACGAAACTTTTTATTCAGTTTCTCGAATTCCTCTATTAGCGAATTCCCCTCTAAAACATAACACAGATTAAAACCATCTTTTTCACCTTTGGCTTCACTCAAAATTTGCCTCAAAACATTATGAGAAAGGTCTTGATAGTTTTTCTCGAATTCAAATAATATTTCAGCGATTTTCTCGAATTTTTCTAATTTATTTAAGGCAAACTCGTAATACTCTTTTATTTGATATGACAACATTATCTTGACCTCCTTTTTATCTTTCCGTTTCCCATGTAACAAACTTTATAGTATGTTACATGGGCTTTTTTAATGACTAAAAACCTAAGAATTTTCGTGATTGCCTGTCCGAAAATTCATGCCGCGACCTCTTAACTGACAGTCTGATTTCCTTTTTATAATCAAGCAAATCCGTCCGTGGTAACATACTATAAAGTAAGTTACATGGGCTATAGCCCTATTTTAAGGAGGATTCACCATGACCACAGAACCGATTAGAAATAAGAAACAAGTCCGCCAACTGGCTGAGTATTATCTGCAACGCGGACAGACTCGTAATTACGTTTTAATAGTCCTCGGAGTACACACGGCACTCCGCATCAGCGACCTACTACGTTTGCGTTGGGCGGATGTTTACGATTTCGAGAACCACCGCGTCCGCCAAAGCGTAACAATCACCGAGGGCAAGACCCGAAAGTCAAAAACCTTTGCTCTTAATAAAGATGCCGTCAGAGCATTGGCTCTGTTCGCTGTGCAATCCGCAAAGCACGGAGCGTTCCTTATTGAGAATCCTAACACCAAGAAAGCAATCAGTCGAATACAAGCCTATCGAATAATCCGTACAGCCGCCGAGTCACTAAAATTCCCGAATCGCGTATCATGCCACTCTCTCAGAAAGACTTTCGGCTACCACGCTTGGAAGAGCGGCGTTTCGCCTACAGTTTTAAACGATATATACAATCACAGCAGCCACACCGTAACTAAGCGATATTTGGGAGTCACGCAAGTCATATATGTATAACGAAGGGCATTAAGCCTTTTTTTAATCGGGCAAAAGCCCGATATATCGCCAGTGGATTTCAACCTCCTGAGTTCTTGATTTTCCTTTGCCTTCCGACTGGTAAACCACTATTTTTTCTATGAGTTCATGGAGCATAGGAGCGGTCAATTCGGCGGCATTTTCGTATTTGCCGATGGCATTAAGGAAAAATTCTGTGTTTTGCAAGCTGTATCTTTTGCGGGTCATCGCCTTGGTCATTTGTTCCGCTTTTTTGAAAAGCCCCTGTTGTTCGTTTTCGTACTCCGCCGAAAGAGAGGCAAATCGCTCATCTGTCAAAGCCCCCAAAGCATTCTGCTCCACTATTTTCTTGAGAATCGAATCCAATTCACAAATGCGTCTTTGGAGTTTCTCTAATTCCTGTCGCTGAAAACGAAGGTTCAAATCCGCACCGTTAAGAATACAATTGTTGTAGAATTCTTCGTAGTTGTCTTTGTATTCTTTCGCCAACTCAGAAACTTTCTGAAACCTGTTAAAAACAAGACTTGTGAGCAACCGTGATGAAATATAATGCGATGTGCAAGCCTTAATGCGACTGCGTTGTTTGTAAATGTTGCAATAGTAAGCCCCTGTTTTTTCTCTACCCGTGGGACTCGCATAACATAAGTTGTAACCGCAGGTCGAACACTTCAAAAGCCCTGCATAAATATTGTCAACTTGTGCCTTGTTTTCACGCTTTTTTGTCTTTATAAGGCTTTGCACAAACTCAAAAGTTTGCTCGTCTACCAAAGCCTCGTGCGTGTCTCTGTAAATAATCCACTCGTCTTCGGGTTTGAACACAATCTTTTTGTTCTTAAAAGATTGTGTCGTTGTTTTCTGTGACACCAAATGACCGCAGTATTGCCGATTCTTCAAGATTCCAAAAACCGTGGTATAATGCCATTCTGTCGGATATTCCTTGTACTTTCTGTTCTGAAACCAACCGTTTACTTTCTCAAAATATGCACGAGGTGTGAGAATTCCGCTGTCAGATAAATGTGTAACAATTTGACTCGTTTTCATGCCTCTTGCTGACATTGCGAATATTTCTTTCACAATCGGTGCAGTTTCGGGGTTGACTACAAAACGATGCTTATCATCGGGGTCTAATGAGTACCCATACGGCGGAACTGAGCCTGTGAACTTGCCTTTCAGAGCCATTGTTTTGAAACTTGAGCGGATTTTTTTCGAGATATCACGAGCGTAGAACTCATTAATTACGCTCTTAAATCCCATGATTTCATTGTCACCAGAACTGCTGTCAAATCCATCATTAACGCATATGAACCTTACACCATAATCTTGGAATACAATCTCGGTATAATAAGCTACTAAAGCGTTATTACGCCCAAGTCGAGAAAGGTCTTTCACCAACAAAGTGCCTACCCTCCCTACCTCTATATCCTCGATTAATTTGCCGAAACCTCTTCTGTCAAAAGTGACACCGCTCACTCCGTCATCAACGTACTCGTGCTTGATAATTATGCCTTTGTCTTTTGCGTATTGCTTGAGCATATCACGTTGGTTGTTTATCGAATTAGATTCAGCATCACCGCCATCGTCCCGAGAGAGGCGAAGGTATATTGCCCCCGATTTCTGTTGTTGCTGATTTAACATTACAACTCCTTCCTACAGCAACAAACGGCTTTAAACCTATAGGTCAATCATACCACAAAAGCCCTCTAAAGTCAAGCAATTTTGCCGAATTCAATCATTATCCATTTGCCGCAGAACCGCCTCCGCATCACGTTTAAGCCCTGCTTTTATAATACCATCTAAAGTTACACTTCCTTTGTAATATTCAGTTACTTTGAACAATGTATTTTCAATTTGTATGTATTCCACTTCTTTTTTGCAATTATTCTCATTCAAAATAATCACCCTGTACAAGGCTATGCAAGCACTGTTTGTCCGTATAACCTATTATAAAGGAAAACCCCGATTATTTTTCAATCGAGGCTTGAATAAAATAAGCAAAATTATCTTCACAAATTAGTTGACTATATTCGTGAATTGTGATATGATAATGAAAGCGTATTAATGACAGAAAACAATTGCAACAGTCTCAGTATAAAAAAACTGTTGCAATTAAAATTCATAGACGTTCTCTTGGCGGTAAGCCTTCTAATTTGCGAATCTCGTCTGTAGTCAACAAACGCTGTTTTTGAGCTTTTTCGTAGAATTCAAAGCGTTTGTTGTAATATTCAAAAAACACACCGTCCATTTCCTTAACATCACCGCTCTCTAACAAACCGCCGATTGTATATTCGCCTTCTTTCACGCCATATCCCTCCCCTCGTAAAATTTCAAAACCTCCACGTCACATCAAGCATCAAAAGCGAGTCAATCGCATTTCTCACTTGCTGTGCCGCCCCGACACTATCGGCGAAAAACCCGCCAGTCGAACCATCACGAGACTCATAAAAGTGACTCGCCATCATAATAATCGCTTGCTCGGTCGTTGTGGGCATTCCACTTTTGCTTTTCAATAAACTCCCGCTTTTCTTATGCTGATAACGCTCGGCATAAGCGACTGCCGCAGAAATAAAATGCCTCAACAACTCATCGTCTTGGTCGTGTTCAAGAATGAGATTTTGCTTGACTTTTATGAGCAGTTTTTCCATTAAGTTGTTCCCATTTTCAAGACTTTCACAGCCTCGGGAAGTATTAATTTTCCGTCCACACGCTGAGTCGCTTTAAACCCGATTTGGTCGGTGGTTTGGAACAGTTCATCTAAACGCTTGAAGGTGCGACCTTTGCGGTCGGCAATCCAATAATACGAGAAATCGCCGAAAGCAAGCACTTTTGCACTCGCCGCAATCTCGGGCATAAATCGAGACACATAAACGGAATGTCCCAAAAGCGTACTCGGAGTCCCCGCCTCCAATGAGGCTTGCCATAAATACTGACCCGAGTTGTCTTTCAATTGACGGAGCGTTTTGACTGTCGTGTCATTGCACAAAAAGATTGCTTTGTTACGGTAAGGCGGTTTTAATTCGTGAAACAAAGACATAACATCATCAAATGTTATTGTGTCACCCGCCGTAGTTACAGTCGGAGCAGTCGTTAAAAATCCAGTCGGTTTATTCATGCCGTCACCGATGATAAATGCCTCTTCTTCAAGAACGCCGAGTCTGCGACCGAAGTCGTCAGCCATAAATGAATCAAGCGGAAATTCGCTGTCATCGAGCAATTCTTGTGACACTTTAATCATCGTGCCGAGCTTGTGTGCGTTCAGCGTGACCTGACCGAAATTGGTGTCACTTGTGGAAATTTCATCTGCCTCACCGAGCCAAGTCGCAGTCCCTTGCGATGCCACCTTGAAACGCTGATGCCCGCCGACAATATTGCCCGTGCGTTTGTTCCAAATAATCGGGTCGATGTACCCAAATTCGTCGATGGAACGGAGCAGTTGCTCGTAAGCCAAATCAGACGGCTGTAAATCCGTGCGAGTGTGATTAGCCGCAGGGAGCATATCGGCGATGGCAATTCTCTGCATAATTATCTTGTTTTTGTCCATGATTAAAACTCGCCTTTCGTTAATTTTTCGCCAT